TGACGGTACTGGTCGAGCGTGGCCGGGTCGACGCGCATCATCGGCTCCCCGTGTCGCCGGCCGCCGTGGAGGGCTGGCCGATGGTCTGGGCGAGGATGGTCGATGCCTGGCGTCGGCGCAGTTGGGCGCGGATGCTTTCGACCTCGCTGGCGTCGAATCCCATGCCGGTGAGGAATTCTCTGGTTTCGCTGAATCCGGGCAGGCTGCCGGCGATCTTGGTCATCGCGTCGGCGGTGGCCGCAAGGCTGGGCATGTTCGGGTTGCGGAAGTGCGGCATGACCGACTTCTGCTCGTCGCTCAGCTCGTCGATCGTACGGTTGTGTTCGACGGCCATGGCCATCAGGGCGATGTTGCGCATGGCGACCGCGTTGCTGTTGATGCAGTCCTCGGCGGCGATGCAGATGTCCTCGCGGCTGGCGGCGATGGCCTGCGCGCTGCTGGGGTTGTCCTGGACGATGCCCAGCGAGTTCAGCGGGACGCCGGTGGCGCCGCTGAACAGCTTCGCGTAGGTGGCGATGGCGTCGATGTAGGGTTGCGGGCTGGACGCTGCGATCTTCTCGAAGCTGGGCGTGTTGCCGTTCTCGTCGCGGGTGGCGAGCATCCAGCTGGTGGTGTACAGGCTCCACTTCTTCTTGCTCATCTCGTCGTACTGCTCGTCGATCAGCCCGTTGGCGACCATCATGGGCGCCGCGTACATGGCGGCGCTGACGGCCATGTAACGCATGACGCGCTGCACCTCGTCGACCAGGTAGCGGACGGTGCGCGTGATCCGGGACTGGCCGAACGGCTTGGTGCCGGTAGCCCGGTAGGTCAGGGCCTCCATCATCGGACGATCCAAAGGATGCGGCTCCGCCGTTGCGGCCCAGCTGGCCGCTCCGACACGCCTGAGGACCACGACGCGGCCGGGAAGGTGCATGTTGACCTGCACCGGCACCGGCGTGACGCTCCAGTCGACGCGTTTGACGTCGGCGATGGCCAGTCCGGCGGCGACGCGGCCGGCCGCCGTGTCCCACAGGGCGGTAGCGGTGTCGGCCGAGTGCAGGCGCACCTGCATGCCGCGCGACGATTTCTGCACGGTCGCGAACATGCATCCGTGGGTCAGCTCCGAGGCGATGTGCCGGTTGAACGCGTTGTCCAGGTCGTTGGCCTACACCACGCGTTCGAAACCGGGATCCTCGTAGTCGCCCTCGAACACGAACCCGTCCAGGCGGACGCGTTCGGACACGCTGGTCACGGCCTTGCGCGCCCAGTCGCAGCGCACGCCAGGATCCACGCTGTCGGGGATCGTGTCGATGCCGATCGACGGCACCGGCCGCTCGCTCTCGTAGTACTGTTCGAGCATCAGGTTGCGCTCCCTGACCGAGGACGCCGCGTCGAGCAGCTCCCGGAGCGTACGGCGGTCCGTTTCGCCCAGTCCGATGGCGGACGTGATGCCGCCGAGGTTGTCCATATCCATTTCACCCCACTCTCAGCTTGCGTTTCGGGTTGCGTTTGGTGGTCCTCGCCTGCCAGTGCGCGAGCGCGCACGCCTCGATGAGCGTGCTGTCGGCGGTGTCGTGGTCCTCGAACCCGAATCCGTCGCCGCCGATGCGGCGTCGCGCGCTCATGGTCGCGCTCATGGTCAGTTCGTCCTGGCCGTAGTGGGTGAGCGCGCCGGTGTTGACGGCGTCCAGGAGCATCGCGTTGGCGGTGGCCATGTCCGCGGATCCAGGCAGGATGACCGCGGTTTTCGGGAAGCCGATGTCGTGGAGTCTGGTGGTCAGGGCTCCGGTGCCGCTGCGCCCGTCGATGGCGACGGTGGCGATGGTGCCTCGTCGCGTGTCGAGCCATTGGGCGAGCCAGCCGACGCCCTCGTTCAGGCTTCTGGTGTCCACCCATTCGACGTAGCAGGCCCCGGTCTTGGGCCGGATGCAGTAGGCGAGGGTGGCGCGGTCCGTGCCGAATTTGACGCCGGCGCACACCAAATGCGGTTCGGGCGGCTCCTCGACGCGGCACCGGTTCCATGCGTCGGCGTCGATGACGTGGTCGACCTGGCTGCCTGCGGGCATCCACCAGCCGAGGCGTTCGCGCGCGAACTTGTCCGGGGCCATGTCGTTGGCCTCCTTCTCCACGGAGGATTCCAGGATCAGCAGGCCGAGCGACGGATTGGTTTGATACCAGCGTTGCCGGTCGGTGACGTCGCCGATCTGGTCGACCGACCATTCGGCCCACGCCATGCCGTCCGCTCCGGCCGAGGCCTTGTCGCGGATGCGGCAGAACACGATGCCGGGCGCGTTCTCGTCGGGCGGTGTACCGGTGTAGATGGTCTGCGGGTTGGCGCTGGCGGCCTGCGTGGGCAGGAAGCTGGCCTGCTGTTCGTCGGTCAGCTCCTGCGCCTCGTCGAAGATCAGCAGGTCGCAGTGCTGGCCGCGTCCGCCGTTGCGGGTGCGCGCCAGGAATTTGATCTGCGCGCCGGATTTGAGGATGATGGCCTCGCGTCCCAATGCGGTGAGGATCGTCTTGACGTATTTGCGCAGGCGGCGGCTGTCGAAGAAGTTGGCCATGTCCTCGAACGTTTCGGTCGAGGTCTTCTGCAGGTGGCTGGTGTACAGGACCAGTTCGTTCTTCACGAGCATCCCGTAGTTCGACCTGGCCTCGGTCACGCCCAGGGTCTTGCCGTTCTGCCGCGGCACGGACAGACCGCACGTGCCCGCCGCCCACAGGCCATCCGCGTTGACGCCGAGCCAGCCGCGCAGCACGTTCTCCTGCCAGCGCATCGGCCGTAATCCTCCGGAGGCGCACGCGGTCAGGCACTCGTCCAGCAGACAGTCGGCCGCGTCGGGTTCGACCAGGCTAGTCGGCTCTTCGCGGCCTCGTGGCCTTGGCTCCTGCGATGAGGTCGTCGAGCTCGTGGTCGTCGTCATCCCCATCACCAGCCTTCAGCTCGGTCAAACGCAGTATCGTCTCGCGATACTGCCGGGCGAGATTCGCCAGCTTCCCCGCATCGTCGCATCTGTCGATCGCCGCGGCCAGCCTCTTGGCCAGTTCGGTCAATTGCTGTTCCGGATCGCCCTTTCGGGTGACGCTCAGCATCGTCATACGCGCCACCTCCAAGCCGAAATCCGAACCTTGTGTGTAAATCGTGACTATGCCCCGGGGTGTCCGCGAGAAAACGGGTGCAGGTATACCCGGGTGGGTCAGACCGCGCCACTCGACCTCACCGGATGCACAATCGGCGCCCCGTCCTTCATGTCGATGGATTTCGCGCATCGCACGAAATCCATCGGCGACGGCCACGAACCATACCGGGCTCGAACCATGGAACGGACGCGCTCGACGTGGGCGACGCTCCTGACACCGCGCCATAGGTTGCAGCAACGGTGCGCCCCGGCCACGTTCCCCGGATCCGTGGGACTGCCGCCTTTGCTGACCGGCAGCAGCTCGTCCAGCTCGAAGCTCAACGGGTCACGAGCCGGCGCATCCAAAGGGATCGGCAGCCCGCAGATCCAGCACGGCTCCCCCAACGCCCTGACCCTTCGCCACAACCGGTCACGACCGCCGCGACGACGCGGGTTAGCCTTCCCGGTATGCATCGTCGAACACCTTGCGGAACGCGATGGCCGCCCGATCGAGCAGTCGTTCGAACGTCTCGGCGTCGAACATGGCGCACTCGCCCGGTTCACCCGACAATGGCACGGGCACGTTCATCGTGGCGAGCTGCCGGTCCGCGTTGTCCGTGATCTTGAGCGTGATGGTGGGCGGCATCATGCACCTCCCCGAAAACGAATGTGCGGATGGTGCAGGATTCGCACCTGCGGACCCGTCAAGGTCTCCCGCCTAGCAAGCGGGTGCTTTCGACTGCTCAGCCAACCATCCATCGGATACGAGCGAGGCCCCGACGAATCCATGCCCGTCGGGGCCTCACCTCCAGCAGGCATCACCCATCTCGAGGGATACCGCTGGTTACAGCGTTAGCTTAACACGGAAATTGCTAGGCCTGAAATTCCGCCGTTCACGCTGGACGATTCATTCTCTTGAGTTCCGCGCGCATCGCCTTGCGTACGGCGCTACGCGACTGCGGGTCCTTGAGCATCTCCTGGTACGTCCTGCCGCCCGGTCGTTCCGCGCGCAGCCATCCCATGCAGGCGAGCCCGGCCTTTTGGATGGAGTCCGCGGTTTCGTCCGTCGCTGATTCCTCGCACCATTCCTCGATCAGGTCGGCCTCTTCATAGAACGGTGTCGTCGCCTCGTTGAACGTAAACGTGGGGACCACGACCCTCGACATATAGTGCACCCACCGTTGCAGGAGCAGGTTGATGCCGATGGGTGACAGCGACGCGATTCTTTCTGCGGCTTCCAGTTGTCCAGGCGACACGGTGTACAGGTCACCGAACTCGATGGCGTGGTCGCGGCGTTTGGGGTTGTCGCTGTATTCAAGCTCAGGAAGCGGCATGATGCCGAAGTAACCTCCGGCCCATTCGTCAGCAGTCAGCGCGGAACGTCGGGAGACCTTCGCCACGAGTAACGAATCCTTCAGGTTGACCCCGTCCTTGCGCATGGAGCATGGATGCTGCAGGATGGCCACCCGCCTCTTCTTTTCGCCTCCAGCGCCGTTGGGGATGGCCACGCCGTCGAATACGTCGCCGATGAGGTAGGGACGGCATGGCGACGTCTCGCCTGCTCCGCGGGCCAGATAAAGGCCGTCCGGGGCGAGACGTTCGCTGCTGCCGGGGAATTCGAGCTTGTTCATGGCTACCGTTCCTTCCTCACGATGGAGAAGTCACCGTCCGAAGCGGTCACGACGTCGAAATCGCTGCGGTAGCGTTCGCGCCACTGGGGGTCGAATTCGTCCATCAGACGTTCCGGGTCCGGATGTCCGCTGGCGTAGTCGAACACGAGATCGGCCCTTCCTGCGGCGTATAGGTCGATGGGTGTGACCGGCGCCGATGTCAGGGGCATCTCGAACCATGAGGCTATCTCATCGACCATGGAATGACGCATGATCAGATTGCACGCCCCCATCAGTGCGGCGACCTTCCTTCTGCTGTCGCCGGATGCCGCACCTCCTTGCCTCCATTTCCTGATGGCGGGCACGCTTACATGCAGCATGCGGGCAATGTCACGCCAGGAGAAGCCGAGGTCGGACAGCTCGCCGAGCAGTGTTCTGACGCTTTTCCTGCCTGCTTCGGCGGTTTTCGTCTCCCATTCGGATTCGAATGATTCACGGTGCATGTCGTCCAGTTCGGATTCCAAAGCACGGGCCGCGCCGCGAATGCCTCCGATGTTGTCGGTGAGTGCCGATCTGGATTGACCGGTTCCGGATGATTCGGGACGGTTTACGGCACCGCCTGCCGTCTCCGTCAACGTCCGCTCGTTTTCCTTGATGATGGTGTCAGCCACGGCGAAGCACCTCGTTCCTGAGCTTGTCGGTGATCAGCCCCTCGAACATGGAACGCACCGGCTCGTGGAGCCGATCCGCCATTGCGAGGATTCCATCGGGGTTGAATTCCGGAACGTCCTCCGGCTGCCAGTAGCTGTCGATGTCCAGCTTGAACAGCGGGCCAGGGGACGGCAGGGGGCGTCGAAGCTGCTGCGTCGAACCGACGACGTACGCATCCTGCGCGCCGTACCGGAGCACCAGTCTGGTCGCGTCGTCCCCGGCGAACACCGATGTGCCTTCGTTGGTGGCCGGCGACAGCCCATGACCGAGCTCGATTCCATGCGGGCCGAGCAGCGACCCGTCAACCCATTCACCCCATTCCGGGAGTCCGGAATCATCTTCGGACGGCACGCGGATCTCGTCGATGTACCTCAGGCCGATGCGCGTGACGCCGTCCAAGGACGTCGTGTCGGCGAGCGCGGCCAGCGCTCGCCCCAGTAGTTCCCGAATGTCCATGTATCGGTGGTATTGCGTGGTTTCCACGGAGATGGTGTCGGGTTTGACCGTGAGGACGGTTCTTCTGTCGCGGCTTGACCAGCGCAGCACCTTCGTCTGAGAGACTTGGACGGGCGGCTGTGTTCCGTCCGTTATTCCCGTGAAGGTGATGTTCTGTTCAGCGTCCTCCTCGCGGATTGGGAGTGTCTCCCTGACCGCCTCGGAGATCGTTCTGGACTGCTTCTCGTCCAGTGGCCCGTGCTCGGTGTGTTTGATTTCGGCCACCATGAGCACAATGGGCGCGTTCGGGTAGATTTCTTCGTTCATAGAATAGTTATATCAGTTTTGTAACCAAAACTGCAACCGTTTCTCAAACCGAGGAAAACAGACGTCACCTAACGCATTCCAGCAGCTCGTGCACGTCCCACTCCCAGTACCGGCCCTCCACGTGCCTGGGATGCAGGCGGCCGGCCAGACGCCAGTTGTCCAGCATCTTGCCGGTCACCCGCACGCCGGACTGCTCCGACAGCCACCGGGCCGCGTCCGCCCGCTTGCGCGTGATGTGCAGCATGCCCGCCTCCTCCAGATAGCCGAGCCGCACCCGCTCCAGGTCGAGCCACGCGCCGCACGCCTCGCACACCGCATACCGTTCGCCACGCGCCGCGTACACCGGCGTCCGCTCCGGATCCTCGCCCGACGCGCACTCCGGGCATACGCCCACCAGACGCCGCTCCGCACGACGGCTGACGAACCCGTCCACGCGCTCGCAGTCATGGGTGAGCGCGTGCAGGTCGCCGGCCGCGGTGTCGAGGGCGAACAGGTCGTGTTGGCGGAGGATGAGCCGTGGCAGGATCCATGCCCAGTCGCGCAGCGTGCGAGGCCGCTCCATGTCGTCGTGACCGACGGGTTTCAGTCCGATGCGTCCGGCGAGGTATTGCAGGTCGCGTTCGACGTCGATGTACGCCTGTTCGGCGTCCATGCGCAGCGGGATGGGCGCGACGCCCGTATTGCCGGACCGGGCCGCGTGCTCGCCGAGGTCGACCTGACGGTAGGCGACCTGACGGAGCGTGGGCATGCCGATCAGGCGCAGCCACTGCAGTCGCGACACGTAGGCGTTCATGCAGTCGCGGCAGACGCCCGTCGACGTATCGGTTGCGGCGTGTTCGCAGATCCGGCAGAGTGTCATGACGTTCCCCATCCTTCGGCTAGACTGGTGATTGCTGGTCGTGGCCTCCGTCCGAAGGGATGGGGGCTTCGTCATTCCCGAGGCCTGTGCGTCGGACAGTATGCGGTGCCGTCGGCCAGTACGTGCCAGCCTTCGTGTTCGGCGTCGATGAGCGCCTGGCTGCAGGATGCGGCCGCAACGGCGATTTGACTGGTACAGCAAGGACGGTCACACGAGATTGCCCATATTGTCGCGCCACTGGTCACGCTCATTTCGTATCCCCTTCCGCGAGCGCGGTGATCTTATGGAGGATGTGCTTGTATTCCTGGATGTCGCGGTTGAGGCAGGTCTTGACCCTGTGGTCGGTGGATGGCTCGAAGTAGGCGCCGAGCGTGGCCTGCCTCATCAGGAATCGGAGCGTGGTCAGGTCGAGCTTCCGGTAATGGAGCATGTCGAGATGGAGCTCGAGCCTGCTGCGGATCCATTTGATGTCGAAGTCAACGTTCGTGCCCGCCGGATGCAGGGTGTACTTTCCCGCCCAATCGGCCAGCACGCCGTTGATCTGCTTGGCGTCCGTGTATGCGCCTACCGCGTCGTCGCCGAATGTTTCGTCGACGAGCCCGTTGCGCGTGTGCACGTCGACCGCCCACGCGGTGTCCGGACACAGACGGATGGCGTCACGCTCGATGACCCAGGTACGGATCAGCCTGTCGTCCACGTCGTCCGGCGTCTCCCCGTCCATCCCCGTGACGGCCATGCCGACCTCCAGCAGCTGCCCGCGGGTCGGATCCAACGCCGTTGTCTCCACGTCCAGCCACAACATCATGTCCGGCTTCGTATCGTTTGTCATATCAGTGCCTTCCTTTCGTTGGCTTCGATGATTTCCACGTGCCCCTGGTCATCCAGAAGCACCCACCCATACAAGGCGTGTAGCATCGGCGTCCGCTTCGGACTGTCGGTGGATCTGAGCAGCCACCCGTGCTCCCGGGCCTCCTCCGGATGGGCGTGCACCCACCCATGACAGCCCGTCGTGCCGGTGCCGCACAGGTCGATGAGATTCGCCGGCGAATGCACCTCCGCCCGGCTCGCCTGCGAGCGCCGTTTCCGGTGATGCCTGGACGCCGGACGCCCGACCAGGTAGGCGCCGCAGCGCACGCAGGATGTTTCGTCGCGCAGGTCCACGAGCTGGCAGGTCAGTCGGCTTGGCTGGCTCATTTCCGTCCTCCGATACACACGACCAGCACCGCCAGGGCGAGCAGGATGATCGCCGCGATGGTCTGGCTCATGCCGCCTCCCACCACTCGTGGTCTCGCATCTCCAGCAGGTCGTCCACGATCGCCTCCGGTGCGTCGCCGCGCTTGAGCCGCTGGGCGACACGGCCGGCGGTGTCGGTGTCGTCGCGGCTGATGCCGACCCGGTCGAGGATCGCATGGGTGTGCCTGCACGCCCACGTGTGCTGGCAGGTCTTCGCCTTCGGGGTCTCCCTGCCGCCGAGACCGAGCTCGGCCCCGCGCTTGAGCCACAGATCGAACGCCGCGTCGAGATTCGCGGGAATCGCGGCATTGGCGAGCAGACGATCCCGGAACTTGCCGGCTTCGTAATCCACGTCGAGTTTGAGATCGTCGGCGAGATCGTGGTGGTCGAGGTTGGGTTTCCAGTCGGCGAGCGCCTGGGCGCGGTCGGTTGTGGTGGTTTTCGTGGTTTGCGCGCGCGTACTCTCTCTTAAGGGTTCCATTGGTGGTTCTTTAAGGGTTTGGGTGCAGTGGGCTGCACCGGTTCGGTACGCTGTGCTGCACCCCTCCCCCGCAGTGTGCTTCACCGGGGTGGTGTCGTGGACTGCACCGGTGGGGGTGTTGTGTACTGCACCGGTGTCCGGTGTTGTTTCGACGGGTGCGGTGGACTGCACCCGTGCAGTCTTGGAATGCTGAGCCCGCTTGGTTTTCTCAGGGAGGATCTCGTACACGGTCGGACGCTGCCCCTTGGGATAGTTGCGCGTCCACTTCTGATTGCCCCTGCGGATCAGCTTCAATCGTTCGAGCTTGCGCAACACGGTCTGGATCGTGCGTTCGCTCTTCTCGACCTCCTCGGTCATCGTCGCGACCGTCGGCCATGCCATGCCCTCAGCGTTCGCATAGTCCGCGAGGACTATCAGCAGCAGCTTCGCCGTGCTGTCCCCGCCCAGCCGCGTCTTCTTCGCCTTGGCGAGCAGTTCCACGCTCATGGCTTCCCCTTCAGTAGTTTGTTGGCGAGCGCGGCGCCTTTGTCGGTGACGCTCCAGCCGAATGTTTCTGGTTGGATCAGCCCGTGGCGTGCCAGGGCCTGGAAGGTGCGATTGTCGTTGCCGTCGCACGGGTAGGCGTTGGGATTCTCGCGGATGTACGCGAGACGGTCCCTCATGAGTGGTGTGAGCCGTGTCATCGCCGCCCGCTTTCGCTATGGCGTGCGAGGCTGTCCCACGCGTACTGGATGACGCCGTGCTCGCCGGCCAACTCCCCGTAGGGGATCAAGTGACCGCCGACGCGGGTTTTGGCGTGTTTGAGAACGGCGGTGTACACGGCGTCGCCGAACTGCTGCCTGGTCATGGTCAGATGGTCGTTCATTCCTGTTCCCCTTCGCTGATTGGGATGATGTGGAAGGTGATCCGCCACAGGCCCTGCTTGCCCGTTGGCTGCGGGTCCTGTTGGAAGCTGGTGCGGCGGATATGCGAACTGTCGTCGTCGATCCACAGGCCCGCCTCGGTCATCCCGTCGATGACCGATTTGACCGTGGGCCACATGTTCGGCGGATCCACACGATGCAGGTTCTTCGGATACTGGATCACGCACAGCAGGTCCACCAGACGGCCCGCCGTACGCAAGGCCCCGGAATTCAACCCGCTGCGCGCCGCGATCAGGCCTAGACGGTGCAATTCCATCGCCCTCTGGTTGTTCCGGTACACATTGCCCTGGCTGCCGTTGCTCTTCAGCAGGAGCGACTTGGGCACGTCCACCGTCAGGAGCTGCTCGCCCATCTCACGGCAGAAATCCGCGTCCAAGTGCGAGTCAAGATTCACGACCATAGGAGCATCACCAGCACCCTGTAGCGTCCATCCGAGTCAAGGAACGTGGAATGGGCGCGCCGATACCGGAATGCTCGCGGATCGCACCGCCAGCCGTCCACCTCGTTGTACTGGAACCGCTCCAGATCCTCGCGCGCCGCACGCTCCGACGAATACGCGATCGGCCAAGAATGCCACTTGCCCGGGTGAGCGTGGCACCACAGGCACGTCTCGCTGATCGTCCGGTCGACGCTGTCGATAAGACCACCCACGATCCCCTCCTTAGAATTCCGGTTCATCGTCCGGGCC